GATTTAGGCATAAACAATACACCGGATATACAGGCTATGATGGCATTAGTCAACGGTTATGATTTAGTAACCGAGAGTGTCAATCGTTCAAACACCGCATACCAAGAAAATACGGCATTGCAAGAAGAATTTAACGCAAAGAATGAAACGACCGCATCAAAATTGGCGAACACAAAAAACAATATTATTGAAGCGGCGAGAAGTATCGGCGAAACAATGTTGCCGTCAATACAAGACGCAAGCACCACAGTAGCTGATTTTGCAAAAGGATTGTCGCAAATGGACGACGAACAAAAACGTGCTGTTGTTAATACCGGTGCAACAGTTATTGCAATAGGTGCTATTTCAAAAGTCAGTGCCGGAGCAATCAAAGGTGTTGGCGGAATTGTTGAGGCAGTCGGCAACATCAAAAAGGCATTTTCAACAGGCGGAGCATTGGCGAAGTTTGCACCGACATTGACAAGTATCGGTGCGGCGGCAGGTCCTGCCGCATTAGCTGTTGCCGGTATTGCTACGGCGGCGATAGCCGGAAAGGTTGCATATGACAAATGGTATCAATCACAATACAGATGGAGTGAGGGGCTGTCAGAGGGCAACGAGAAAGTCAAGGAAAGCCTTGAAAAATACAAATCCTTGAATGATATTCAAGGACAAATAAAGTCGCTGAAAATGGTTATTGAAAGCCCCGAAAGCAGTCAAGAACAAGTTGACAATGCAAAAAGCAAGTTAGAAGAAATAAAGGAAATGCTATCACAGGAATACAATCTTGTTATCAATTCCGATAATTCTAATTTAGACGACGCAGTTGAACAAGTTACAAAACCGTCTAAGAATGAATTGCAATCTAACATAAATAATCAACGTGCCGAATTATCTGAATTAGTAAATAATAATGCTAATTATATACAAACACGACGCGAGGCACAAGAAAATTATAACCAAGAATTAGAATTGCAGACTAAATATTCAGAGGCAAAGTCTAAAGTCAGTGATATTACCGCAAAAATAGCGGATAATGAAATTACTGCGGCTGAGGGATACGAAAAAGCCAAAGAAATATATAAAAATACAATAGGTAGTGACTATGAAAATGCGATAACGGATGAATCCGCTAAAAATGCAGAAAGTGTGCTTGCCTCGATAACTGGTAGTTATAAGGTTGCGACAGGAATACTTGAAGATTATAAAAAACAACTTGATGATTTGGACGGTTCACATCAAGAACTACATGATACAGCAGAAGAACTGTCTAACATGGAGCTTGAATTGTTAAAAATGTCGGTGGCAAATAAGGATAATGAGAGTGTGGAAAAATCATTGTCCGATATGAAAGAATTTATTTCAGCGGGCAAACTGGATATGAACAGTTATGCTCAAGCCGCGGCATTGGCAATGAATGGAGTTGATAATTTAGAGTCTGCGTGGGAAAAAGCGGCAAATGGTGACGGAACAGAATTGAATAATATAATTAACGATTATGTTCATTCAATGCAAAAGTTTGGAGCATATTCAGGTGATATTGCAACAAATGCCGCTTTACTGCAAAACGGATTTAAGACTGTAAAAGAGGCTGCCGAAAACGGTAAACTTGATGTTATTACCGAACAGGCAAACGAATTAGCACACAGCATGGGGCTGATTCCGGAGAATAAGCGTATAGTCATAGATGCCGACGGGAACATTTCGGTAGTAAAGGAACTTCAACAGGCTGTAGATGATGTAAATACAAAAGGTGACGTAAAACTGCAAGTCGGTGCAGAGGGCGATATTTCTGTATTGGACACAGCTGATGAAAAATTAAAAGAACTTGTCAAAAATGACGAAGTTCAGATTAAATTTAATATCGATACAGGCGGTTTTGATATTAACGATTTGAATGGTAATAAGTTGGGTGAAATCACTGCAACGGGTAAAGTTATATGGACTAACGACAGCACAGAACCCGACAACTATACGGCACCACCCAAAGAGGGCAATGTTACATTTAAGAAGAATAGTGCAGAACCTGACGGCTATCAACCCGAAGACAAATTTGCGACAGTCCATTATACTGTTTCTGTTGAGGGTTCGTCTATAGAGGGACTAAGCGATAAAAGTGCTCCGGCGGCCAAGTTTGGCAGTACGGGAACGTTCGTAAAAAAAGCCAAAAAAGCCAAAGGTACACAAAATTTTGAGGGCGGTTTGGCAATGGTTAATGATGAAAAGGGTATATCTGACCCGCGAGAATTAATCATTGACAAAGGACGTGCATTTATACCACAGGGCAAGGACGTAGTATTGCCGTTGTCAAAGGGTGCAAAGGTGTACACAGCGTCACAAACCAAGGCGATAATGTCGGGTATGGGTATACCGCATTACGCAACAGGAAAAGACAATTCGGACGCGTTTACATCAGCCAAGGACGATTGGACGCATTACACCAAAACGCACGCAGTAACGACTGCACAAGAACTTGAAAAGTGGTTAGAATTTCAAGAGAAATTTAAGTCGAACGACAAGGATATTGCCGATATAGAGGAACAAATTTTCTCTATTATGCAGAAACAGACGAAAGAGTTCAACGAACAGTCAAAGGCATACCTTGAAAAGCACAGCGCTATAAACGATTGGGGTGATAACGGCGACACACCGCTTGACGCTTTCAAACGTATAAAAGACAGAAATTATCAAGATTTACAAGACGCAAAAATCACTTGGGACGATTATGTTGACAACGTGTCGGACGCAGGCGAAACGCTTTATGACGATATGAAAAGTTACTCTGACAGTTGGCTTGAGCATCAGCAGAAGTATCACGATATGTCGATAGATGACTACATTGCAGGTATCGACAGAGAGGCGGAACGTCTTGAAGAATTTTATGCGAATGACGTTATCAATTATCAAAAATACGTCGAGGAAAAACAGGCACTTGAAGAAAAACGTTATGACGCAGTGGCTCAAAAGAACGCTGACGAGTATTCGGCATGGCAAAAGGACGCAGACTCTTGGCAGGAGTTAAGAAGTACATATGATGATTGGGATAAGTATGGTGACAGCGAGGAAGATTTTCTAAAACGCAAGATTGACCGGGTAAAAGAGTTTTACAATGCGGGTAAAATCAGTTTTGAGGAATTTATTGACGACACAAACAAGTACAGTATGGAACTGTACAAGTCGCAATCAAGTGCGGTTGACGAACTGCTCCAAAAGCAACAAGACTATATTTCAAATGTCAAAGACGAATTTTCAAAGCAAGAGCAAGAACTTCGTGACAGTTGGGACGTACAGGATCGCAAAACAGATATGTCAGAGGTACAGGCACAACTTGATGTGTACGCAAATTCAGTTACTGATAAGGGGCAACAGAAGTACAAAGAGTTGCAGGAACAAATGAAACAGTTGCAACGTGATGAAGAATTGTACCAACTACAGAAAAAGAATAATGCCACTATTGAAAGTCTTGAGGCTGAATACAAGCAAATGGAGGACGGCAAGAAAAACATTCTTACAGGATTGCAAAATGCCGACATTAACATATCTGCATACGTGGCAACAATAACCGATAAGGTTTCGGCGACAGGCGGTAATATAGAAAGTTTGCTAAGTCGAATGCTTGACAAATTCGATAGTTTCAAAATTGAAAATAATTCAATGAGCGACAACAGAAAGATCATAAATAACTTCATGCAAATGACACCGGAAGAAAAACAAGATGCATTGAACAAATACGTAGGATTATAGGAGGAAGATATGCGTAACGGTTTTGAATTTAACGGCAAAAATACAACGGATTTTAAGCGAGTGACGGTCAGAACAAAGGACCGTCCCGTATTTCCACAGGTAAAGGAGTTTACCGTAAGTGCCGACGAAACAGACGGTGAATATGATTTTACTGACGTGTCGGGTCACGAATATTTCAATACACGAAAATTTCAGATTGATTTTAACATCGGTGCGGACAGTACCGAAGAATTAAATAAAAAGCTAACCGCTATAAGCCGTTGGTTTAAGGGCAAAGGCACGCTTATTTTTAACGATATGCCGTTTGTCAAGTGGAACGTAAGGGTAATGGACAGCGTGTCATATACACCCGAACACGACGGCAGAAAAGCCGTTTTGTCAGTGACGTATAAGGCAGAGCCTTTTTCCGAGTTGATATTTGACGCATTGGACGGTCCTTGTCTTGATACGGAAATACCGCTCGACACAGAACAACCGATAGGACAAGACGAGTATTTAACATTGAATGGCAGTGGCACATATAAGAATGTGCCGAATGTCGGCGATATACACGTCAAACCTATTATAACCATAACAGGTGCAACAAGCCCTTTCACAATAGGAAATAACGGCAAAAATATCACTGTTAAGCATACGGGCGATATTGTTATTGACTGCGAAAAAGAGATAGCTTACAGCGGAAATACAAGCCTTATGACGGATATATCGGGCGATTTCTTTGAACTTGTCCCAGGATTGGATAACACAATAACAGTAACAGGCGGTGGAGTTGTACAGATAAATTACACGCCTAAATTTTTGTACGACGTAGATTTTGACAATATGAAATGGAGTGAATAACATGGCTTTTAAATTACACGAATGGAACGAAACAGACTTCACAGGCGGTTGCCTTGCGTATCTGAATAAGGCGTACGAAGTGGCGGTGTTCGAGGGGTTGCAGGAAACGCACACAGTTTCTTTTAAGTACCCTATGAAAGACGAAAAAGCGGAGCTTATAAAAGAAAATCGTATAGTATCGGTTGAAGGACAAGCATACCGCATTACACTTGTAAAGCGAGATTACAGCGGTTCAAGAATTATGACGGTGAAAGCTAACCGAATATTCTATGATGACGCACTTCATCATCACTTGCCGACAATCGGCAACGATACGGACGTGACAAAATCAACAATAGGTGTTGACCCGTACGACGTTATAAAACTTGCAATAGCCGATACAAAGTTTGAGCTTATACCCGACAGTGAACTTAAAGAAATGGGTATGACGAGAATAGGAGCAGACGGTGTTAAAATCGACTTTTACCCGACCGATAAGATAAATACATATGATGTTATACAAAACGTCATAGAGGCTTACGGCAGGGGTGAAATATATTATGACAATTACAGATTTGCGGTTGTGGAGCGTATCGGAAAAGATAACGGCGTGAGAATGTCGATAAAGAAGAATATGACAAGTCTTTCAGTCGAGAGAAACACGCAAGAGTTGACGACAAGACTGTATATGTACGGCAAGGACGATTTGACGATTTCATCTGTAAACGGCGGCAAGCCGTACATTGACAGTAAAGAGGGTATCGAAAAGTACGGTATTCGTGAGGCATATAGGGATTACAGCGATTACGATGACCCCGAAAAGCTAAAGGCGTTTGGTGAGTGGGACTTAAAGGGCGAGGGTAACGATTTTAGACTTGACCGTCCTCAACTGACAATCACGGGTGATGTGGTTGATTTGAGTAAACTTGCCGAGTACGGTGATTTTTATAAAATTGCGTTGGGTGATACGGTACACGTTTTTGAAGATAATATCGAACATAAACAGCGAATTGTATCAATGACGTATTACCCATACAGCGCAAAACAGCCGTCAGTAACAATCGGTCAGCCTACATTGGCTAATGCGTATTACCGCGCGTGGTATATGGGTAAGCTGATTAAAACTATTCAGAAAAATTCGGGCAGAGCGAATAAGCTGAAAACAAGTTATTTTCACGGTACGGTGAACAGTACCCAAAACCCCGTTGAATCAGATAACAAAAAACTGCTTTTAGACGGTGATTTGCTATATATCGAAGATAATAAGGGCAGACGAAGAATAAACCTCGGAAATATGGACGGTGCGTTCGTTTTTCAGATATTCAATCAGTTGTCGGAGAAAACCATTGAAATGGATGATGACGGTAATGTTACTATAACAGGTGTATTTGCCACAGGCACAGACAAAAAGGCAAGAACAGTTATAGATAAGAACGGTATTCAAAGTTACGACGCTGACGGCAATAAGTACGGATTGTGGTGTAATGCACCGAGTAGTAGCGGTCAAGGATATGCCGATTTAATATTGTATTATAACGGGAAAGAAATTTTTCAAGTATATAACAGTATCAGTGAAGCATATATAAAATTACAGGGAAACAATATTTTATACGGTGGTAACGGAGCAACACGAGGAGTAGGACAGTGGAAGTTTGAGCAAGGAGCAAGCGGAACGTTTCAAACGGCAGACGGAAAGACGGTAACTGTTTCGGGCGGTCTTATAACAGGCATTTCATAAAAGATATTTACAAAATTATTCCTTTGTGGTACAATTTAGGTATCACAAAGGAGGTATTTTTATGAAAGGGAATATTAAAAGTTTTATATGCGGTATGCTCGTTATGGGCGTTATATCGTGTGCGGGAGCGTATGCGACTGACGTATGGCAAAATATAAACGTTTTGCCGAATACAATAAAAGTTGTTGTGGACGGTAAAGAAGTACAAGCCGATAATTTCCTATACAACGACACAACATACTTGCCGATAAGGGCAGTTAGTGAAGCGTTGGGGAAAGATGTACAATATGATACCCAAACAAGCACCGCCACAATATCAGAAAAGAAAGAAGATGATACTATGACAGTAACAAGTAAATATACACCGCCGGCAGAATATATAAATAATTCTGATTATATAATTCAAAAGGACGGAGTGTATTATGTGTCAGTAGTTTTTATATGGGATATGATGCAAGGCACTGATTGTAAGCCTGAATACGACCATGATACAAGAGAAGTAAAAATATCAAAGGACAAAAAAGAAATATATTCGTGTCAAGCGATTTTGGTAGAGGATAGAAGTGTTATCCCATACGACCAATTTGTCGACGAGATACAGCCATTGTTGAAGTAAGAAAAAATATGAACAATGCAGAATTAAAAATAAAGACAGCTCATTATGGGGGTGTCTACAGTCTGAAAGACATGTAGACAATAGTATATACCAAATAATAAAAAAATACAATAAATTTTTGTAAAAAGTATTGACATACGTGTAAACACGTGTTATAATATATACATACTCAAGGAAAGGGGGGAACAACAAATGCCAATGTTACCAAGAGAGATGATAACATTGCTCAAGAAAAACGGTTTTATGGAAATCGGTCAAAATGGGTCGCATAAAAAAATGTACAATCCAAAGACTAAAAAACAAACGATTGTTCCTTTCCACAACAAACCATTAAAAAAGGGGACAGAGCAAGGCATATTGAAACAAGCGGGGCTTAAATAAGCTCCGCGAGTTTCGGCATATATATATTATTTATAAGGAGGTTTTTGTATGTCAAAACATTTATATCCTGCTATTTTTACAGAAGAACAGGACGGATATTCCGTGACATTTCCCGATTTTGAGGGGTGTTTTTCGGAGGGAGATACATTAGAAGAAGCCTATGAAATGGCGATTGACGCGTTGGGCTTGTATTTAGAAGACGGCAATAAAGACTTTGAATACCCAAAGGCAACAAATCCGAAAAATATTGTTACAGGCGAAAATGAATTTATCGTAATGATAGAATTTGATATGATTGAGTATATGAAAAAGCATGGTAATAAGGCTATCAAGAAAACATTAACAATTCCGGCATGGCTCAATGAATTGGCTGTGAGAGAAAATGTCAATTTCTCTCAAACACTACAAAACGCATTAGTTGAACAACTAAAAATAGCACAATAAATAATATCTGAAAGCACGTCTTACGGCGTGCTTTTTTCGTACAAAAAATGAGGTGACGTTAATGTACAGAAGAATACCACCATAGCACGCGAACGGCGTGTTTTTTTAATACCAAAATCACAATCAATTACGATTAGAAAGGAATGATAAAATGAAATTAAATTTTAATTTTAGCGGAAAAACGCTGTTAAAGGATTGGTGGAAGATTGTTCGTGATAATTTCACGGCAATTCAAACCGACCACAACACACTGTCCGACAAATTGGACACAGAAATCACGCAACGCACCAACGCTGATGTAGGTTTGGCAGATGAGATCACCGCCGAAAAAA